AGATGTATCTTCTGCGGTTCCATCAGGCCCTTACGTCACTGACACCAACCAATGGGTCGACCTTGGCTTGAAGCGTGCATTGATGGAGGCTGCAAAAGGCGGTTATGATAAGCTGGTTTGGACGCCGGGTAACGAGCAAGCAAAAAGATATGATCTTAGCAGAAAATTAAGCGCCGTTCATTGGTCTCCAGATTCAAATCATTTGCATGCATTAGATCATGATGGCTATGCGGTATTTAATCAGAAAGTTGATCAAAAGGATCTTCCTGATGTAATTGGAAAAGACCTTGCCAATAAGCTTGTTTCTACCAAGCCATTGCCTAATACGCAGAATGTTGAGGGCGATACGGTGCATTCATTAATCGGCGGCGATCTACAAGTCGGCGGCGAAGGAATGAAATCCTTCTATGATAAGCTTTTGCCGCAGCGTCTCAGCAAGCTTGTTTCGCAATATGATAAAGATGCAAAAGTTGCTCCGCATTCTCATTCACTAAAAGGAGAGGATGGCGAAGTAAAAGCCCACTCCATCGAGATCACCCCCAAGCTGCGTGCCGCAATCCTCAAAGGGCTGCCCGCGTTTAAATCTGGCGGCGATGTTGGCGAAAGCCCTATAATTGATCACGCCTTTAAGGTATTATCGAAACTTCCGCGATAAAGCGGACACGGGGACGCCCGTAAATCTGGCCGGAGAATGAAATGTCTGAATATTCTGCGAAAACACTTAGGGAGAAGGCGAAAGCAAAAGCTCGCGCGCTTGCCAATCCTGGTAACTATGCCAAAGACCAAGAAGTCTCGAGCGCAGACTGGTCGCCAGCGCCTCCTCTCAGGACAGAGATGAAGACCGGCGCGCGTCCAATTATGAAGCCATCGGCGAAGGGCACAGGCGAGTCATACGCTGCCCGCGACACGAAAGCGGCCATTGGCAAGGACATGAAGCGCGGCGCATTCAAGGCCGGCGGCGCTGTAAAGCGTAAAGACGGCGGCTCGGTTCCTTCCGCTGCTGAAACAGAAGACACCAAAGCGCGACTTGGCTCGATGAAGATTAAGCCTGTTCGTGGCGCTGCCCAGCACTACAAGAAGGGCGGCAAGATCAAGAAAGCCGGCGGTGGAACGCTTGATGATAGTAGATATGGGGCTTTGCAAAAAGTTTTAGGTCCTTCTAACGTTGGCAATAGAAAAATTGCAGATTTTAGACAAGCTGCAGATATTGCAAGAGGAATGGGGCCGTCGTCATCTGAAAATGAGCCAATGCCGGCAGAGGGAAGCCTTTATAAAAAAGGTGGAAAAATAAAACGAGCGGCTGGCGGCAAGATCAAGAAAGCCGGCGGTGGCAGCTTCCTCGAGAAGATGGTTGGCGGTTCGGAGAGAGAGAAACAAGCTCGATCCATGCGCGATGTCGGCAAGTCAGGAACAGCGAATTATACGCAGGAAGATAAAGGCGCTCTTAATCGCGCTCTTAGGGGCGACGATGCGCTTCCCGCAGCTGGTGAGGCTGCTGAACGTTCTGGCAAGTATCAAAACTACAAGAAGGGCGGCCGCACGGCTAAAGCGACCGGTGGCGGCTTATTTGGCGCGTTGAAGGGCGCAGCCAAGAAAGTATCCAAGAAGGGCGGCAAGACAGACATTAACATTGTCATCAATGCTGGCAAGTCTGAGCCGCGTCATCCTGAAGCAGCAATGCGTCGTCCGGCTCCAGACATGGTTCCTCCTCCTCCTCCAATGGATGTTGGCGCTGCTGCGCCTGCTATGCCTCCTATGGGCCCTCCTGGTGCTGGTCCTATGCTGCCTCCAGGTCTGCCAATTGGTCGCAAGGCTGGTGGTCGAATCACCAAGGTTGCAAAGTCCTATAAGGACATGCAGGCTGGCTCTGGAAGCGGCGAGGGCCGTTTGCAAAAGACGGATATTGCCAAGCTTCATAAAGACGCACCTGCTCGCAAAGCGGGCGGTCGGATCAGCAGGGTTGCCAAATCATATAAAGATATGACAGCTGGCGCTGCTTCTGGCGAAGGTCGTTTGCAGAAAGAAGATATCGCGAAAGCGAAAAAAGGTCGCGGAAGGTAACTGAAGCGATAGGGGGTGGCTGTCCCCTTCTCTAAGGCCACCCCCGTTATTACATAGAGAAGGCCAGTTAGAAGGGGCTGGATATATGGCGCTTACAACAGTGCAAGCATACCAACGCGAGTTGGAAATTATTATTGCGATTGAGATTGAAAGATTGATTGAGCCAATGGCCAACGGTTTCATCGAAACGCATGAAGAATATAAGAGTCAATCTGGCAAGATTGCCGGATTAAAAGCTGCGCTCGATTTGATGCGAGAAGCAGATCGTGTTTGTGCAGAGAAGTATCGATAAGAAGGGGAAAATAATGCCACCAATGATTATGGAACATGAGTCAGATCCAAAGCAAAAACTGCTTGCTGACATAGGTGATTTGTCAGATGTTGAGATCTTTAATAATCAGATCTTGGTTGCGGTCTATATTAGACCAACAAAAACCAAGAGCGGTTTGTATCTAACCGACAAATATGCCGACGAAGATCGATATCAGGGCAAAGTTGGCCTGCTTGTAAAGATGGGGCCTGCTGCATTTCAAGATGACAGCGGCCAATGGTTCAACAACGAGAGCTTTAGTTTGCATGATTGGCTTGTTTTCAGGCCTTCTGACGGCTGGAGCATCACGGTGAACGGTGTTTTGTGCCGCATGCTGTCGGATACGCAGATTAAAATGCGCATTCAGTCTCCAGATGCTGCATGGTAAGGAGAAACCCAATGGCTGATGATGAAAATGGTATTGATGTTGTGCTTGAAGAGACGAAAAAAGCTGATGATAGCGCACCTGAAATAGAAATCGTTGATGAAAAAGTAGAAAAACATGCAAAGAAAGAGGAAAAGCCAGAGGTTTCCCCTGAAGAAGGCATTCTTGAGCTTAAAAAGAACCTTGAACGCGAGAAAACAGCGCGATTAGAGGCGGAAAAGCGAGCCCAGGAAGCATATTATCAAGCGCATCAGGCGAATGCAGATAAAACCGAGTCTGATTATCAGCTGGTCGTCAATGCAATTGAAACGGTAAACACTAGAAATGAGCAATTAAAGAATGCTTATGCGGATGCAATGTCTGCGCAGGATTATTCTCGAGCTGCAGAAGTTCAATTAGCTCTTAGCGCCAATGCGCAGCAGCTATCTGAGCTGAAGAAGGGCGAGAAAGCCATGAAGGCGCAGAAAGAGGCTGCCGAAAAGGCTCCTCCGCCTGCACAACAAGGCGATCTTATCGATCAGCTCTTGCCAGATGTTTCTGCCCGGTCTGCTGCTTGGTTAAAAGAGACAAGAGAGCATTTTAGAAACGCGAAAGATATTCGTAAAATGTTTCGCGCCCATGAAGATGCGATCGATGATGGCATTCGTGCTGATTCGGATGAATATTTTGAGTATATCGAGACGCGTCTTGGCATACGCAAAAATATGGATGAGCGCGAAACGCATACGTCTGCAGAAAGCCCGATGTCTGCAGCTGCGGCTCCTAAGAGAGCTGTGCAACCATCGCCTGCGCCTGTCTCTCGTGGATCTTCCAGGCCTAACGTCATGCGGCTATCTGCAGCCGAGGCCGAAACGGCTTCTGCTCTTGGCATGACGCCGGAAGAATACGCGAAGAACAAGTCTCTGCTCCAGAAAGAAGGCCGCTACGGTCATTAAGGATTGACAATGGAACCTATCAATACAAGCCGCCGGGGCGGTAAATTTACAAATGCAGCCAAGAGCATCGAAGCTGTAGAAGAAGCGCCATTGCGGCCTCAGCTACGTGAAGAAGATTCACGCGCAACGGCTGCCAAGCGCGCAGCCCAGCTGCGTGAGCATCTTGGCGACGTGGTAGACGCGCAAGATGATTTCTACATCCCGCTGGATGAAATCCCTGATGGCTGGACGTATGAATGGAAGCGGCACACCATTTACGGCCAGGAAGATCCTGCATATCAGATCCAGCTGGCTCGAGCTGGCTGGGAGCCTGTGCCTGTCGCGCGCCATCCCTGGATGATGCCAAACAATACATCGACGCAGACGATTTTGCGTAAAGGCATGATCCTGATGCAATGCCCGACGGAGATTATTGATGAGCGCCGCGCGTCTGACTTACGCAAAGCACGCATGCAGGTAAGGGCAAAAGAGCAGCAAATTGCTGGCACGCCTGACGGCACGATGACCCGTGACGACGCTCGCGTTAAGCCAAACATTAAGAAATCATATGAAGCTATGCCGATCCCTGAGAAGTAATTTCTCTATAAATAAATGCGTTTCAAGGGGTCGGTTTGCCGGCCCCTTTACTTTTGTGCCTTGTCAAGCGATAATATACATAAGCTTTTAATAGCTCGAGCTCCCCCGGCGTGGAGCATTAACAATCTTCCGGTTCTAAATTCGCCCCGGCGCGCGATGATGAGCCTCCTATATAAGGAGAACCCGTCATGGCGAATACGTTTGCGCCTTTCGGTTTTCGTCAGTATAGCGGGAACGGTTCTGCCCCGACCTACGAACAGGTCGAGATGCTTATCGCTTCTAACTATACGACGCCTATTTTCTACGGTGATGCCGTCCTTCAGGACACCAATGGCACGATCACACGCGCGGGTGACGCGCCGACGACGCAGCTTGCCGGTGTTTTCCAGGGCTGCAAATATCTTTCAGTCGCCCAGAAGCGAACTGTTTGGTCGAACTTTTGGCCAGGTTCAGACAACAATGGCGTTGTCTATGCCTACGTCGTAAACGATCCAAACGCTCGTTTTCTTGTCCAAGCTGGTAGCACCACTAACGTGACGCAAACTGGCGTTGGCGCTTCGATCTCGCTTGCTGGCGGGTCAAGCGGCAATACTTCAAACGGCATCTCTGGCATGTATGTTGAAACGCTTGGAACGTCTTCGACGGCTCCTTTCCGCGTCATCAGTCTTGTCACTGATCCACCAGGCTCGAATGGCACTGATACGGCCTCGAACGCCAACTACGTTATCGTTGGCTTCTTGAACGTCTCAACCAAGACGCTTGTCACAATCTAAGGAGTAAGGACCAATGGCTGTTAATCTCTCTGCCATCAAAGACCTTCTCCTCCCCGGTCTCCGCGGGATTGAAGGCAAGTATGAGATGATCCCATCTCAATACGACAAGATCTTCACGAAACACGATTCCAAAATGGCGCTCGAGCGCACTGCGGAAATGCGTTTCTTGGGTCTTGCTCAGTTAAAGACCGAAGGTGCGCAGACGGCGTTTGATAACGCTGCCGGCGAGCGTTACGTTTATAACCAAGAGCATACTGAAATTGCTCTCGGCTATTCGATTACGCGCAAGGCAATCGACGACAATCTGTATAAATCACAGTTTATGCCGTCAAACCTTGGCCTGATTGAGTCTTTCCAGCAGACGAAAGAAATCTACGGCGCGAACGTGTTGAACACGGCCACGACGTATAATGCTTCTGTCGGCGGTGACGGCGTTGCTCTTATTGCAACGAACCATCCGATCGATGGCGGCACGATTGCAAATCGTCCTGCAGTGGATGTTGACCTCAACGAAAGCACGCTGCTCAACGCAATGATTTCGATCAGAACAAACTTCAAAGACCAAGCAGGTCTGAAGGTGTTTGCTCGCGGTCGTCGTCTTGTTGTTCCGCCTGCTCTCGAGCCAACTGCAATTCGTCTGACGAAGACCGAATTGCGCCCAGGCACTGCGGATAATGACGTCAATGCTATCATGATGACTGCTGGCGGCTTGCCAGAAGGCTACATGGTCAACGATTATCTGACGTCTGCTTCTGCTTGGTTCTTGCTGACGAACATTGACGGTCTCTCCTACATGGAGCGCGTTAAGTTCGAGAGCGATATGCAAGTCGATTTCGTAACCGATAACCTCCTTGTTAAAGGTTATGAACGCTACAGCTTCGGGTACTATAACTGGAGATCAATCTTCGGTTCGTTCCCAACATAAAATAGCAATGAAAAGCGGGCTCAATAGCGAGTCCGCTTTTCACCTTGGAACATCATTTACGTCGACCGGCCAAGCGGACGCTGCACAGACGACGTAATTAAACCTTGTGCAGAAGGAGTAATTTAAATGGGAATTACAACTTTTACCGGCCCAATAAAGGCCGGCAATGTTCTCAATACGACTGGCACAACTGCCGGAACGGTTAAGAATGTTGGTTTCGTCGCGATGGCTCAAACCGCTCCTATTACACAGGCTGGCAGTTTGACTGCGTATAAAACGAGCATCGTCATTCCAGCGTATAGCCATATCCTTAACATTCAATTTTTGGTTACGACTGGATGGGCTGCAACTGCAACGATCAGCATTGGAACGTCTGCAACGGCGACTGAGCTTGTCGTTGGCCAAAGCCTTGCAACGGTTGGTCAGGTTTCTGCCGGTCCGGGAACAGATGCGACACGCACAGCCAATTGGTCGAATGTTGGCGCGTCTGATGTGATCATTTACGCCTTGTCTGCTGCCAGTGGCGCACCTGTTGGCGTTGGCGATCTTATCGTCCGTTATATTCAAGCTGAAAACGCCTAATAGGAGGCCATGATGGGTGCTTACACAAGAACTGATAGTAAAAAAGTAGAAGGTGCTAAGATTTCTTCACGCAAATCTGGCACTGAAGAAGATACTTTTGACGCGAAAGACGGCTTCAAAAAAGGCGGCGGCTGCATGAAAAAAGGCGGAAAAGTAATGTCGTCTGCTGCTGCTGGCAAGAAGCCTGCTCGCGCTTCTGGCGGCGGCGTATTTTCGTCAGCAAAACCTGGCACGCCACGCGGTAAGGCATCTCACTACTGAGTTGTCCGTTATAAAGTCGACGGGATTGAAAAAGTCCCGTCGGTTTCTCGGAGAAGAGATATGGCGAAAACACCCGCTTGGCAGCGATCAGAAGGCAAAAGCAAATCTGGTGGCCTTAATGCCAAAGGTAGGGCGTCCGCCAAGGCTGAAGGTCACAACCTGAAGCCGCCGGTTTCTAAAGAGCAGGCAGCCAAAAGCGATAAATCCGCTTCGCGTCGCTCTTCATTTTGCGCTAGAATGACTGGGGCTAAAAAGAAATTAACAGGCGCTGCCGCAGCAGCTGACCCAAATAGCCGAATAAATAAAGCGTTGAGAAAGTGGGATTGCTGATGAGCAAGCCATTTTGGGAAAAAGATGCACCTAAAGATGCAAAGAGCAAAGCTCTTAGCGCAAAGGGTGTTAAGGTGGCCAAGGCTAAAGCACGGGCCGCAGGGCGCCCTTATCCAAATTTAGTAGATAACGTGGCTGCTGCTAGAGCCGGCCATACAAAAGGAAAACGATAATGCAGCCTATTACCGTTACTGTTGGCCCTCTTGCTTCTGCCTCTGCAAATAATATTGCTTTAAGTCAGACGACAGCCGGTGCGGCGAATCTTACCTTAAATGGCTCTCTTGTATCAGGCGGCGTTGCTACTCTTGATAAGCCGCGCCAGATTTTAATTACGAATGTCGGTAATGATAGCGCAGTCACATTTACCGTTTACGGAACTTGGTTTAATGGGCAGACGATTTCTGAAACTGTCCAAGGCACAAGCGGCAGTTCAGTTGCAACAACATTGGACTTTTCAACTGTTACGCGCGTTGCAACAAGCGCCGCGACAAGCGTGAGTGGCGTTACCGTAGGCACAAATGGCGTTGCTGGATCTCGCTGGGTTCGCTTTGATGACTTCGCTCCTGGTCAAATCACTGTTCAAGGTGATGTGACAGGCACTGTAAATTATAGTGTGCAGACGACGTTGGAAGATCCAAATGATCCTTTCAATCCTGTTGCGATTGGATCTGTGACTTGGCTTGATGCATTGGATGCAAATCTTGTTTCAGAATCAACGGCAAAATCTGGTTATATTGCTTACGCGCCAGCATATGCGCGCGTCTTGCTGAATAGCGGATCTGGTTCTGCTTCTGTAATCTTCTTACAATCAAGCAATGGCCCAATCTAATTTGCCGGATAAGGAGACCGCATGGCTACGTCCGGCACATATACCTTCAACCCATCGCTGGGCGAGCTTACGGTTTATGCTTATCAGCTGATTGGCGTTCGCCCGACTGCTCTTTTGCAAGAGCATATGGATGCCGCTCGCACAGCGACAAACATGATGTTTACGCGTTGGAGCAATCAAGGCGTAAATCTTTGGCAAGTTGATCTTACTACCGTTCCGCTTGTTGCTGGAACATCGTTTTATTCAGTAGATGCAAGTAATGTTGTTATATTGGACGCATATATTTCATATGGATCTCCAGCGATTGATCGTATTATTCTGCCAATTAGTAGAACTGAATATGCATCTTATCCAAATAAAACGCAGCAAGGTTTCCCAACTACTTTCTGGTTTGATAGAACGTTAAACCCTGGTCTTTATTTGTGGCCAGTGCCAGACGGGACGCAAACATCGCTAAAATATTACTCTGTTTTGCGTCTTCAAGACGCCAATATGAACGGCAATGAAGAAGTCGATGTGCCGCCAATTTGGCTTGAAGCAATGGTTTACGGGCTTGCTGAACGCCTTGCAATGATATGGGCGCCAGATAAGGTCGCCATTATGAAGCCAATGGCTGATGAAGCTTATCAAATTGCCGCATCGCAGAATATCGAGACGGCACAGCAATACATCTCACCTCAAATTAGTGGTTATTTTAGATGAGGCCACACGGTCGCGCCAAAGTCAGTTCGCGTAATCCGCGAGCATTTGGTATCTGCGATCGATGCGGATTTCTATATAATCATGTCAATTTACAGTGGCAGTTTGATTGGGCTGGCGCTTCTCTAATCAATAAACGTATTTTAGTTTGTGATGAGTGCAATGATGTGCCTCAATCACAGTTGCGCGCTATTGTCGTTCCGGCAGATCCAGTGCCAATTCTGAATCCACGCATCCAAGACTATAATACGGCTGAATCTGACTATCGTATTACGCAAGGCAATACGACCAATACGCAGACAGGCATACCTGTTCCTGGCGGCGATACGCGTATTACACAAAACAGCAATACGCGCGTGACGCAGCAAGTTGGCGGAACAAGAGCCGATCGCAGTCAGCAACCAGGTCTTGATCAAAATGCTGTTATGCCTCTTCAAGGAACAACTGCATATTATGTAACATTGCCGCTTGTTTCTGTTAGTTCCAATGGCGCAGGTCTAGCGACTGTTACTTGTTCTTCCGCTCATGGCCTTGCAACTGGAGATCAAATCTCTGTTGAAGGCTTATCAACGGCGACCGCAAATGGCTTTTATACTGTCACGGTTACGACAGCTACAGCTTTCACATACCAATTAAATCCTGTATTATCGGCGGGATCTTTACTGACCGGAACGACTAAGATGGTTACGACGAATGTCGGCCTTCCATACGATACCGATCAGATACCGCAGACGGGGCCGCTATAAATGTCGAATATCCAAATCCCCAATTTGCCAGCTGCGGTTGCTTTAAATGGCACTGAACAACTTGAAGCGGTTCAGTCTGGCACATCAGTTCGCGTTACATCTGCCCAACTTGCTGGATTAGGCGTCACCGGACCAACGGGATATACGGGACCCGCAGGCCCCACGGGCCCCACGGGCTATACGGGCCCAACGGGCTATACGGGCGCGGCTTCCACTGTTACTGGGCCAACTGGCTACACGGGTCCTACGGGACCTACCGGCGCGACTGGCGCAGCCTCGACTGTTACAGGCCCAACGGGCGCTACAGGAGCCACGGGCGCAGCAGGAGCCACGGGCGCTACAGGAGCCACAGGAGCCACGGGAAGCGTTGGCGCAACGGGACCCACGGGCGAGACGGGCGCTACAGGACCTACGGGAGCACAGGGCGCAGGCGGCGGTCTTGGACCTACGGGATACACGGGACCCACGGGAGCCACGGGACCTACGGGAGCGACTTCAACAGTTCCAGGCCCCACGGGCGCTACTGGACCAGCTGGCGCTGGTATTACCTATAAAGGCACGGTCGCGAATGCTGCCGCGCTACCGGGTTATCCAAGCTCATACACTGGCGCAATTGGTGACGCTTATGTCACGCTTGACAATCAGCATCTCTGGGTCTGGGACGGCACAACGTGGGTAGATAACGGCGCAATCGCCACGATTACAGGACCCACTGGCGCAACAGGCGCAACTGGATCTACAGGCGCTACGGGCGCAACGGGAGCTACCGGAGCCGCTTCTACGGTCACGGGGCCTACGGGAGCCACGGGTTCTACGGGCGCGACCGGGGCAACTGGCGCTACGGGCGCTACAGGTTTATCAATTACAGGACCCACGGGCGACACGGGCGCTACGGGGCCAACTGGCGCTACAGGTGCGACGGGGCCCACGGGGGCCAGCGGAACGTCTGTTGGTCTCGCGCTATTCCTTGACGGTCCGACGGCCACTGGGCCGCAAGCGGATGACTTGCTTGTTATTCCTAATACCGGCGCGCAAACAATTCTTTCTAGATCAACCAGCACTGGTGTTGGCGTTCTTCTTGGTTCATTTGTTACAGCTGCTGGCGTTCCAAATAATACATCATTCATTGGCGGTTTGTGGACGCTTGATGCGTGGATGTCAGGAAGCACCACTACGTTTAGATTTTGGACTGAAGTGCAGGAAGTCGCTTCTGACGGCGTGACTGTATTGCAAACGCTTGCAACTGGCAGTTATGCGTCAGGAACTCCTGTTACTTCCATTCCTGCCGCGTTAAAAACATATGATTTATATGTCCCCGCATCAACGCTGGCTTCTGTAAATAGCCGCTTGTTGCTTAATGTGTATGCGCAAGCACAAAGCGGAACGCCTGTCGCATCTTTGTATATGCGTAGCAATACGCAGTCGCATTTAACGACGACGATTGCGTATAATGTTTCTGGGCCTACTGGACCAACGGGCGCTGCGGGTGCAACGGGACCTACGGGGGCTACAGGAGCCACGGGCGCTACAGGCTCTACGGGCGCTGCGTCAACTGTTACTGGACCTACGGGCGCAACTGGAGCTACGGGAGCCACAGGCCCCACGGGCGCAGGCGCGTCTATCTCATTGTCGAACGATATTTCGACAACAGGTTCTGAATATCCAGTATTTTCAGCAAGCACGACGGGAACGCCGACAAACTTCTATACGTCTAATCCTAATTATACCTACGTTCCATCATCTGGAACTCTGTCGTCTCTTGTAGTTTCTGCGTCGTCTGGTTTCTTCTTGAATACCACGACGATTACTGCAAACTATACGATACCAACAAGCTTTAATGCTGGTTCGTTTGGGCCGGTCACTATCAATAACAGTGTGACTGTAACGGTTCCTTCTGGATCAACTTGGACGGTGACCTAATATGCCCGTTACATTAAACTCATCAGGCGGCGGATCAGTAACGCTTACAACGCCGTCTACTGCTTCGACGTTTACGGCAACGCTTCCTGCTGTAACGGGAACTTTATTGACGTCTTCGTCTCCCGCAATTACCAATCCAACAATAACGAATTACGTTGAAACTTATTTTACGGTTACGGGTTTTACATCTACTGTCACGCTTAACTTGGCAAACGGCACTGTTCAAAGCTTGACGCTGGTTTCTGCAACCGCGCTAACCATTACACTTCCTACGGCATCTACGCCGTCTCAGTCTTTTATTTTGATGATCAGACAGCCTGCATCTGGAACTGCAACGACTGCAACTTTTGCCGCGTCCCCTCCTGTAAAATGGCCCGGAGGAACAGCCCCAACAATTACGGCGACACTTGGCAGAATGGATATCATCACATTTGTTTCCGACGGAACAAATTGGTATGCCTCATTTGTGCAGAACTTCACGCCGTAAAGGGGATACGCGCAGTGTTTTCAGCCCTTAATTTCTTCCTTGCTGGCGGCAAGCAATATACAATTATTGAAAATTTTATCGCTACAGGTTCTGGCTCTTGGGTCGCGCCTACAGGCGTGACGCAGATTGATAGTTACCTTATCGTTGCTGGTGGTGGTGGCGGTGGTGGAGCTTCTGGCGCTGGCGGTGGTCGCGGTGGTGGCGGCGCAGGCGGATATATAACTGGCACAAATTTAGCGGTTACAGCTGGAACTTCATACACGGTAACAGTTGGTGGAGGAGGCGCAGGCGGCGCAGCAAGTGAACAAAACGGCGTTCAAGGAAGCCCTAGTTCATTCCCCGGCGCGACGACCGCTGTAGGCGGTGGTTTTGGTAACGGCTATGTTGCCCCTTATACTGGCGGTTCTGGTGGTTCAGGTGGTGGCTCTAGCCAAGGCAATACGTCATCGGGTGGCCCTGCATCTCCGTCGGGGCAAGGTAATAACGGCGGCGCGGGGAACTCCAATGTTGGCGGAGGCGGGGGCGGTGCGGGTGGTGTAGGAGCAACAGGCTCTGGAAATAATGGCGGCAATGGCGGCACGGCAACATCTAATTCTATTTCTGGAACCTCTACGTATTACGCAGGAGGCGGCGGTTCGGCAGGATATGCTGGCGGCACAAACGGATTAGGCGGCGGAACCGCGACTGTCGCCAACAAAGGCGGCGGCGCTGATGGTCGTCAAGGTTCTGGCACTGGAAATGCTGGCACAGCAAACACCGGCGGCGGCGGTGGTGGCGGGGCGCAAGGTTCTTCTGGAGGAACTGGCGGTTCTGGCATTGTCATTCTTTCCTACAAAATTAATTCAGGCACATCTGTAACATTTAAATCCACGGCCACAGTAACAATCCCAACCGGCTGCACAACAATTGACTATCTTGTTGTTGCTGGCGGCGGTGGCGGTGGTGGGATTAACAGCGGCTCATATGCAGATGGCGGTGGTGGTGGTGCCGGAGGCTATTTAACTGGCACTGCATCAGTTACAGCCGGAACCTCATATACTGTTACTATTGGTGGTGGTGGCCCGGGTGGAAATAACAACGCAGCATCTGCTTTAATTGGCGGTAATTCGTCTATAGCTTTAACTGCTTCTCCTTTTACTGCTTTAGTTACATCTACCGGCGGCGGTGGTGGAGGATTTCGCGATAACACCAACAACAACGGTGGAAATGGCGGTTCTGGTGGTGGCGCTGCAATTAACGCGGCTGGTAATTTATCTGGAACTGTTGGGGCGGGAACTGCGCCACAAGGAAACAATGGCGGTTTAGCGGGTAACGCAGTTGGCCCTGCATTTGGCGGTGGTGGCGGTGGCGGTGCTTTTGCGATGGGTAGCGCTGGGTCAAGTACTTCTGGCGGCGGCGCTGGCGGCGCTGGATCTAATTCATTTAATGGAACTTATTACGCAGGTGGCGGCGGCGGTGCCGCTCGTAACGGCCCTGTTGGTTCTGGAGGTAATGGCGGCGGCGGTGCAGGCGGAGTTATGACCACAGGCACTGCGGGAACAGCTAATACTGGTGGCGGCGGTGGTGGTTCGACATCATCAGGAACAGGAACTGGCGGCGCTGGCGGTTCTGGTATCGTAATCATCAAGTTCAACTAATGAGAAGAAGGGGCTCATTATGGATAAGCAGACGAAAATATACAGGCTAATGGGTATTGATACGGCAATGCATTTATTGCGCCCCGGCGCTGCTTGGGAAATCAGCAACAATCAATTCACGCGCTGGGAAGACGAGCGCCCATGTCCAACAATTGAAGAAGTCTACGAGACGATCGACAAGATCAAAGCGTTTGAGGATAGCATCAAGACGATCTACACGTCCAAGCAGCTTGAAGAAATGGGCGTAAAGCAGCAGGAATTAGAGGAGGCTCTTGGTGATAATTGAGAACCTTTATCCAATTCCGATTGGCTTTTTTAAGCATGAAGAAGGCATAACGGAAAATCAAACGACGTTTATGGTTGAGCAAGAGCAGCGGCCTAATGACGGCAATACAAGCAGCGTCAATAGATATTTGATGAAAGAAAAGAAGCTCGCAAGTCTCACTACATTTATTGAGAAATGCGCGCATGAATATCTGATGGCGACGATCTGCCCAAAAAATGATGTTAGGCTTCGAATTACGCAATCTTGGCTAAACTGGACCAAGCCCGGGCAGTTTCATCATAAACATGCACATCCAAACAGTCTCATCTCTGGCTGCTATTATGTCAAAGCCAACAAGGAAACTGATAAGATATTTTTCTACAAAGATGGATATCAGCAGATTAAGTTCCCGCCTGTAGAATGGAATGCTTACAATTCGGAGAGTTGGTGGTATCCTGTCGGAACCGGCGATCTGGTGTTTTTCCCGTCTCATTTGACCCATATGGTTCAGCCAGTGGGCGGCGATGACACAAGGATCAGCATAGCTTTTAACACCTTCCCCGTCGGGCATGTCGGGGATGAAGACGAATTAACCGCATTATATTTGGGGAAATAAATTGGCCCACTTCGCTGAATTAGACGAAAACAATGTGGTTCTCCGCGTTATCGTTGTATCAAATGCCGATACATCGACGCCGGATGGCACAGAAGTAGAAAGCATTGGCATTGCTTTTTGCCAAAGGCTTTTTGGCGGAAACTGGAAAAAGACCAGCTATAACGGCAATCTTCGCAAGAGATATGCTGGAATCGGCTATACCTATGACGCCGCTTTAGATGCTTTTATTGCGCCAAGACCCTTTCCTAGCTGGACTTTAAACGCCCAGACTACTGACTGGGAGCCTCCAATAGTGTATCCTACGGATGGCAAAGTATATCGATGGGATGAGACGACGACGTCTTGGGTCTCAGTAGAGGGTTGATAGATGGCTGCGACCATAAAATGCGACACACTTCAAAACACATCTAGCGCAACTGCCAATGTCACGCTGGACGGCTCTGGCAATGCGACCGTTGGCAACAATCTGACGATCACTGGGCAGACCATACCGTCGAGCAGCTTTAAGCGGAATAGAATTATTAATGGAAATATGCAGGTTTGGCAGAGGGCAACGACATATACAGGGACGCCAAGTAGCGCCACTTATACAACTGTGGATAGATGGGCTTGTTATTGTGCAGCAAGCACGACGTATAGCCAATCAACAAGTGTTCCTACAACTGCTGGGTCTTTGTTCCAATATAGCTTAAAAGCTCAACGTCCTGCTGCTGCTGTGACGACTAATCCAATATTTGTTGTTCAAGCAATAGAAAGCATTAATTGCTATGATCTTGCAAGCTCATCGGTCACATATTCTTTTTGGTTAAAAGCGGGGGCTAATTTTTCTGGAGGAACTGTATCTACTTATGTGAATACTGGGACAGCTGCCGATCAAGGAGTATCTGGCGCTATTCTTGGAACATGGACCGGCGTTACTAGTCCTGTTGTTTCAACAATTACTCCGACAACAACTTGGACAAAATATACTGCAACGGGAACATTTGGCTCTGGTGTATTAGAAGCGGCACTTTTGTTTTATTTTACGCCTTCTGGACCCGCAGGCGCAGACGATAGCATCTACATCACCGGCGTCCAGCTAGAAGTGGGCAGCGCCGCCACTCCGTATGAGCGGCAGATCTATTCCGATCAGCTGGCGCAGTGTCAGAGGTATTATTACAAAATGCTTCCCGGAGGCGCCTTTGTTCCATTTGGCGTCGGCTATTGCACTGCAACGACATCCGCAACAAGTATCACAATATTTCCTGTAACTCTTCGCGTTGCTCCTACAGCATTGGAGCAATCCGGAACTGCTAGTGACTATCGAGTTTATACAAACGCTGGAACGACATGTAGTTCTGTCCCTGCTATAGCGTCTGGATCTGGCTCTGTGTTTTCTGTCTCGACAGTATTCACCGTCGTATCCGGTCTTACAGCGGGCGATGGGTCATACAATCAATCCTTAACGTCAGCAGCCTATCTTGCGTGGAGTGCTGAACTATGAAATATCAATTTACTGACAGCACTAATACGGTTGTTTTTAAATTCGATGATGATGGGCTTGCTCGTGTTTCGTTTCTTGTCGATGCTGATGGCCCACACCAAGACGAATACAAGGCTTGGCTTGCTGAAGGCAACGCGCCAAATCCTTACGTCCCGCCTCCCGCACCTCCAGAGCCAACGATTGATGAGAAGCTGGCGTCTGTGGGGCTAACGCTTGACGACCTCAAAACTGCTTTAGGGATTAAGTAAATGGCCATTACAATCTCAGGCTCAAACGGTGTTTCTGGTGTGGACGGAACGGCTGGAACGCCTACCTTTGAAGGCGCGACATCAACTGCTGGCGTATTCTATCCCGCGACTAACGCCGTTAGCGTTTCGACAGCAAGCACAGAGCGGTTCCGCGTTGATAGCAGCGGCAATGTGAATATCGGCACAACTGGCGTATCTGCGCAATTGTATGTCGCAAAGAACTCTGCTTCTGCGATTATCGGCCTGACGGACGCCGCGACGATTGCGGTTGATATGTCACTTGGCAATAATTTCTCCGTTACGCTTGGCGGCAATAGAACGCTTGGCAATCCGACTAACCTGACAGCAGGTCAAAGCGGCATTATCTTTTTAACACAGGATGCGACGGGAAGCAGGACGCTTGCCTATAGCAGCTTCTGGAAATTTCCTAATGGCGTAGCGCCAGTATTGACGACGACCGCAAGCGCGGTTGACGCGATTATCTACACAGTGCGTTCCACAACCAGCATCACCTGCAACTATGCTCTTAATATAGGCTGATCGAATGGCGCTTCCCGTTGAAGTCAATCCGCTCTTTTTGGAAAACCAATACGCCATTCAGCGGTCGTTGAGACTTCGTCAAGGCAATAGCAATAATGCGTATTTGAATAGGACGCCAGCTAGTAGTGGTAATAGAAAAACTTGGACTTGGAGCGCTTGGCTTAAAAGAGGAACTCTTGGCGCAAACCAAATATTGTTTGATTGCGATAATGGAACAACAGATGCAACTTTTGGCTCAATTGGGTTTCTTTCTGGGGATACTTTAGCATTCGGCGCATACAATCAAGCGTGGCGAATAACAACACAAGTATTTAGAGACCCAAGCGCGTTTTATCATTTTGTCGTAGCATTTGACACTACTCAAGCGACACCAATAAACAGAGTAAAAATTTATGTGAATGGCGTTCAGATTTTTAATTTTGGCACATCTAATGACCCAACGCAAAATACTGACTATGCTATAAACCAAAACGCTGTTCATAACATAGCTAAAACATATGGTGCATATGGATACTTCGACGGCTACCTAGCCGAAGTAAATTTTATAGATACGCCTATTATGGTTGGCTCAACAAATAGCACAACCACAATTACTTTAACATCTGGAACAACTTCAGGATTACAAGTCGGGTGGAATGTTGGCGGCACAAATATCCCAGCAGGAGCAACGATTAGCAGTATTACAGATAGCACACACTTTGTTATCTCATCCGCTGCTACTGGAACAGGTTCGTCAATATCGTTTGGCGCTACGCCTCCGCTATCTGCCTTCGGCCAATACAACGAGTTTGGCGTCTGGTCCCCGCGCAAGTATGGCGGTTCCTATGGGACCAATGGGTTTTATTTGCCGTTTAATGATCCAACGTCTGCAACAACGCTTTGCTACGACAGGCAGCTTGGATACACAGATACATCAAAGAATAATTGGACGCCCAACAACATCAGCACAACCCCCGGCCCCACCTACGACGCAATGACGGACGTCCCGCCGCCAAGCACAATACAGAATGTCGCGGCGGGGAATTATGCGGTTATTAGTCCTTTAGACATTAGTGCCTCAAATTCACAACGCCCTACAGATGGCAACTTAACTTATCCTGTCACAGGCGCATTTCAATACAGCGCAAGAGGCACAATATTTGTCACAAGCGGAAAATGGTATGCAGAATTTACTATGTCGTCCAGTGCAGCAATCGTTGCAGTAGTAAATTCAAGCGCAATTCTTTCTGGATATAACGCAGTAAACGGAATTTTTACATCAACCACATCAATATATAATAATGGAACACAAGTGCAATCTGGATTAGCTGCATTTTCAGCTAATGACGTTATCGGCGTAGCTTTTGATGCGGATGCTAACACTGTTCAGTTTTATAGGAATGGTTCAACATATGGAACCGCTGTAACTATATCTGCTTTTTCTGGCCCGTTTACTTTTCAAACAGGCGCAAACGGCGCTACCTGCACAATTAACGCCAACTTTGGCCAGCAACCATTTCGCGGAATGTATGTCTCCGGCTCTGGCTCATCTTTTGTCGGAACAGGCGCTCCACCATCCGGCTTCCGCCCACTAAATACCAATAATCTCCCGTCGCCCACGATCCCGAATGGGGCGAGGGTGATGGCGGCGGTGACGTGGAATGGTGACAATGCGTCTCCGCGTTCATTAGTTCCATCGTCAACTAACAGTGGCAATAATCCGTTAGGCACGACATTCCAGCCAGATTTCGTATGGGTAAAAAATAGAACTAGCGGGCTTTACTGGAACGTATTGTTTGACAGCGTTCGCGGCGCTGGAAATCAGCTTTCGTCAAATCAAACAGATGCAGAGTTAGCAAGCGCATCAAACATAGCGGGTAAGGTATCCGCGTTTAACGCTGATGGCTTTTCGGTTCTTTCCGGCTCATCCGGTATTTTAAGTGTCAATGGAACAAGCAATAGTTATGTTGGCTGGCAATGGAAAGCTGGCGGCTCCACGCCAACGACAGGCACAGGCACTGGCGGTATAACAAATGTGCAATACAGCGCAAATGTTTCGGCTGGTTTCTCTATTGTAACTTATACTGGATCTGGGGCTAATGGCACTGTAACACACGGTCTTGGCGCTACGCCAGCATTCATTATGATTAAGGACAGGGGTAGCTCCTCAAACGGCGGCGTTGTATATCACACTAGCCTTGGCGCTACGCAATATTTGCAATTGTTTATTACAACTACTGGCAGCAATGGTTATGCATCAGACAATACTATGTTTAATGGCGGATCTCCAACTTTCAATTCGTCAGTATTTTCTGTTGGCACAAATGTAAGAACAAATACAACTGATAATTATATAGCCTACTGCTGGGCCCCTGTCAGCGGGTATTCGGCGATGGGGAGTTATACGGCAAATGCAAGCACGGACGGACCTATGGTCTTTCTTAATTTTAGACCTAGATTTATTTTACTTAAAAATACAACTCGTGTTCTGGATTGGATTATTTATGACAGTTCTAGAGATTTATATAATACAGAAACGCAACAGCTATACCCAAATTTGAGCAGCTCCGAAGCTAGTGGGGCAAACATAGACTTTTTGTCTAACGGTTTTAAAATTCGTGCAGGCAGCGGTTCCGGCATCAATAATACATCTGGTGATGTCTACATCTATGCCGCCTTCGCGGAAAATCCATTTCGCATGGCGCTCGCCCGTTAGGAGAACAACGTGTTTATTCTCGACAACAAAATCCTCCCGCTCGACACACAGTTCACTGTCGATGGAATTTTATACCCGCCAAATTGGCTACGTCTGGCAAGCCCAGAGGATCGCGCGCGTATTGGCATTACTGAGGTGCCAGACTATCCGCGTCCAGATGATCGCTTTTACTGGGTTACGCAAAACGCAGACTTTACATGGAATGCTATTCCAAAAGATTTGGATATGCTGAAAAAGTCTTGGTCGTCGCAGTTTAAGCAAATTGCTTACACATCGCTTTTGCAATCTGATTGGATGGTCGTTCGCAAGACAGAGGCAGGAACAGAAATCCCCGCCGATTGGTCAAGCTACCGCGAGGCGGTTCGCACAACATGCGCGCTGGCGATAACTGATATGGAAGCGACGACAGACATTGACGCATTCATTGCGTCTGTTAATGCAGTTCAGTGGCCTGTGTCACCAGATCAGCAAGCTATGTTTCCTGCGCCTGTAACGCCAGAACCTATTGAGCCTGCGCCTGTAGATCCTGCGCCAACAGGACCGACGGGATAATATTTAACATTCTCAGAAGGGGGAGAATGTGCTTCCAATCGTCACTTGCACAGTGGACGGAAAATGTCTGCCCGTTCTACAGGCAAGCATCAAAGCATACGCGCCTGATGTCCCACATCTAATCTACAGTCCAAAGCAAGAGACATCCGCCAAGTCATATGACGTCGCGCTAAAAATAGCTTTTCAAGAATATGATGAAGTAATCGTCTGCGCTGATGATCTGGTTTTAACGCCTGATAGCTATCGCCTGTTATGCGAAGACATCAACAATCTAAAAGCAATACACGGCGATAAGCTTGGCATTGTCGCGGCGCATACGGACTTCACGCGCTACACGCAAAACATACGCTATCAGCAAGCGCCAACTGATAAATTGGAATATGGCAAATGGTCTTGGGAGCATGAGTGCCGCCCCGTCAAAAGACTAAGCCCAATCTTCCATTATCTCTCAAAGAAAATGTATGAGGATACATTTTTGCCGCCAATTGAGTGGTATAGCGACGACGTCATGTGCGAGGATTTAAATGCGAAAGGATACACGCATTATATTTCTCGCGCTTATGTGCATCATGCTGGCTCGCAGACATTAGGACAAAACACGCAAAAGTTGCATGACGACGCCATGCCGTGGCTGATAAAGAACCGCCCACAATATTTGGATCTATTTTTTGGAGAAGGGGCCAGAAAAAAGATGGAAAAAAAATTAAAGATCGCAGTCTATACGATCACGAAAAACGAAGAGCAATTTATTGAGCGTTGGGCGCAATCGGCCAAAGACGCAGACTTGCTTCTCATTGCCGATACTGGCTCAACAGACGACACGGTCAAAATTGCAAAAGAAAATGGAGTAACCGTTCATGATATTTGCGTAACGCCTTGGCGCTTTGATCACGCTAGAAACTCCTCCCTCATGCTTATCCCAAAAGATTATGACGTCTGCATTTGTCTTGACGCAGATGAGGTTATGGAGCCCGGCTGGCGTGAAGAAATAGAGCGCGTCTGGGTTCCGGGAGAAACGACGCACTTACGCTATAAGTTCGATTGGAGCTTGGGTATCGTTTTCTATTCAGAAAAGATCCACGCGCGCCACGGCTATTATTGGTGGCACAGCTGCCACGAGCACATACGCGCCGACTTGCGGATCACGGAGGTGTGGGCCCACACAGACTTTTTGCTCATAACCCACCATCCTGACCCGACAAAAAGCCGGGGGCATTACATGGAGACGCTGGAGCTATCGGTCAAAGAAGACCCGCATTGCCCCAGAAACGCCTTCTACTACGCGCGTGAGCTTTATTTCCATAACCGCTACGAAGAGGCAATAACGGCGCTTGATCGCTACCTTAAAATGCCGGAAGCGGTTTGGGTCAACGATCGATGCTACGCCATGCGCGTTTTGGGTCAATGCTATGCGGCGCTTGGCGATCAAATTGCCGCAGAGGCTTGGTATCACAAGGCGGCAGCTGAAGCGCCGCATACGCGCGAGCCTTGGGTGGCATTGGCAAAATTATATTATGAGCAACATAAATGGGCAGAAAGTTATGGTGCCGCAACGCGCGCCCTATCTATTAAAAATAAGGAATTAGTTTATACTACCGAAGCGGCTTCTTGGGGGTCTCTCCCGCACGATCATGCCGCGATTGCGGCGTATCGTCTTGGGATGACGGAAGTAGCGATTGAACAGGGCAAGCTCGCCTGTGAGCTTGATCCAGACGATAAGCGACTACAGGAAAACCTCCTGTGGTATACGGGCGAGAAAACATGATGGACTTCCAAACCATACTCAATTTCGGCCTTGGCGTGGCTGTAGCGGTTTTTGGCTGGTTTGCAAGAGAACTTTGGGTAGCTGTTAAGGATTTAAAGGAAGACATCCACAAGATCGAAGTTGAGCTCCCAAGTCATTATCTCCGCAAGGATGAGTTTGCCGAAGCCATGAAAGAAGTCAAAGAAATGCTCGGCAAGATATTCGACAAGTTAGACGATAAGGCCGATAAATGAAGGAAAATTATCCGCAAGCTCTTAGGCAAGTCTTAAAATATGAAGGCGGCTACGTTGATCATCCAAAAGATCCGGGCGGCCCGACGAATAAGGGCGTTACGCAAGCAGTCTATGATGCTTGGCAAAAGAAAAACGGACTCCCAACCCAAAGCGTTCGCAATATCAGCGATGCTGCTGTGGCGGCAATTTATAAACAGCAATACTGGGATGCTATTTCTGGAGATGATCTGCCCTCTGGCGTTGATTTTGCTGTGTTCGATTATGCAGTAAACAGCGGCGTTTCTCGCGCAGCCAAAACTCTTCAAGGTATTGTAGGCGTTACGCAGGATGGGCAAATCGGCCCTGCAACTATACAGGCCACCAAGACCTATATCGCCATGACCGTTACCAATAAGCGCCTAGCGTTTATGCAAAGCCTGTCCATTTGGTCTACTTTTGGCAGAGGCTGGTCTGCGCGAATCGCTGATGTAAAGAATCAAATTTTGGCTTTAACGAAATAGGGGAATCAAATGGGTATTTTCAAAAATCTTCTGACAACTATTCCTGGCATTCTCACACTGATCACGGTTGGCATTCAAGCTTGGCAAACTAAAACCATTGATTGGCCAACTC